TAGAGCTGAACTTAAGATCGCATCAGTCGCCATTGCCTCATAATCAGTATATAGTTCCAGTCGATTGTTTAATGTATCTGGATATCGCCCTCCGGGTCTGCCATAAGAGTAAGATATGTGTCGGCTATTATATATTCTTCCATAGCGATCAATTACTTTGCTGCCTTTTTGGCCGCCTGCTGCTTGTAAATTGGAAGTATCTACTACTTTTAGCTTGCCTTTTCCTATGCGACGCACGACTACGCCAGTGCTAAAGAGACGTTGTAACCCGTTATACCATTTGTTTTCAGCCATAATTTTATTCTTTAGTATAAGTATAAGATATTTTCAAAATGAATTTTAGTTTATATTTTTGTGATTTTTTATTTTAGATTGAGTAACGAGATTTGTGAGCATTAAAGTTTTGTGTTATTTCGGATTCGGTTAGGGCACGGTTGTAGATTTGGACGTTTGAAATTTTGCCATTTGCATATTCACCAATATAATAAACACTTCTATTCCCTATTGAGACTATACTATCACTAATATATTTAATATTACCCGCTGTAGAATGTGGTTGTGTGGTTTCTAACACTCCATTAATATACATTTTTAAATTAGTTCCATCATATGTCGCAACTACAAAATACCAAATTCCGTTTGTCAGTGATGTTGTAGCTGTACAATCTTCTCTATCAAATGTTCCACCATTATCAGTAGAAATTATTAAGTTTGGTTTACCCGTAGTAGATTCTGATATTGATAAACACCAAGAAAAATATGGTTCTGCCCAACTATCATCTACTCTGTATGGATACGATATTATTTTTGACCAGTTTGATGTGGATGATGTTGGTTTAATCCATGCCGAAATAGTTATTTGAGATGGCTTAAAACTAACATTATATGGACAATATACATAATCATCCGTTCCATCAAACTGTATATTCCCGCCACTACCAGTATTATATGAAGAACCAGAAATTAATGTTCCAGTATTTCTATTGCCGGAGAGGTCGTTCCAATTATCACTCAATAATTCAACGATTACATCATCTATGTCACCGACAAAATTAGCAGTATAAGTTGAAACATATACAATCGTATTTGAAGATGCGTGAGATAAAGTTACATCTTGTATATACGTTCCATTGGCAGACCTCGCAGTAGCCGCTTGATATCCACCGTAATTTATTATAACAGATCCGGTTACATAATTACTAATAGTATATGTTATTCTATACCGTTTTCCAAGTGGAGAAATGTCAAATACATTGGGTTGTTGAGCCATATCAGCATAGCCACCAGTTTTATTACAAACTAATTTACTACCAGTAATTGTAGCAGAATTTAGAGTCCAACCACTATCCGTATCAAAAGTACCATTCGTAACAAGATTTGTTCCATCTGTTTCTCGATAACTCTTTGCATTTGCGGCATCCCAGTATCCAACCAAACCATCCGTGCAAACGTGCGGATTATGTGCGAGCGACATTTTGGATCTCCTTATTTTCTATGTATTTCTTATTCAACACAATAAAAATGACTAACGAATTAACCATTCCAAATCCTCCACTTGATTTTTGCCAACATTCATTGTCCATGCTTTCTTTCCCGCTTCTGTATATGGTGATGTGCTGTATATCTGCGGCTCATTTAGTTTTCCTATATAGTCCATCGACGCTTTTGTTAGAGCCAACCCCTTCTGATTGAGCTGTAGTGCAGTATCTCGAACCCAAAATCCAATAGACAACGCCATAGTTAGATCATCATTGTACCCTCTTCTAGCTTCTGCTTTGCCATTATTCCAGATAAATACGAATAGTTCGTCAATAGTTCTAGTACTACGTATTACTGGGATTCTTTCTCTGAAGTATGTTTCTAGTTTTGAGATGATCACCGGTCTTGTTTTAACTGATATTGTAAAGCCGGGTACCATATCCTCCTTCTGTTTTAGATCCAAGCCTTTCTGTAATTGAACCTGAATATCCATATATGCAAAGTCTTTTGACATATAGAACAAGAATGGATAGTTCCGGTCGATTGCTGGTTGGATAGATGCCCATCCCAACCCCGTATTATCTACTATCAGTAGTGCATCGTTATATTCTGTTGCCATGCTGATCAACATATTCCCAAATTCGGCTGGTGGGATTTTGCCTTTATACTCAGCGACCTGTCTTACATCTTCTATGTCTAAGATATGAAACGCTGAATAGTCTTCCCCATCTCCTCTAGCAACGTCAGCACAAACTACATAACTTTTATGATAGTCCGGTCGTTCCCAGATCCAGATGTTTCCATCTAGACCACGTTTTTCGATTGGATCTTCCACATTGTCTTTGTACCACTGCAATATAGTGCCATCAATTACGGTATGGCCGGAGGTAATGAAGTCGGCATCACAATTGTGCGACACAATACTATCATTTACATAAAATATATTTCCATTATCAACACCAACTATATCATATAAACTTATAGATTCTTTAAATACTTTTCTATTAGTAACTGTTATAATTCCATCCTTTCCATCAACATAATCACCAATACTTAATTCTTCTGATTTTATTTGATTTCCACCTCTAATAAATAAGTGATTTTTAGAACATTTTAGTTTAGTGTTATTAGAAAAAGCAAAATAGATATATTCATCTTTTGATAACTTATTTATTCCAGAAAATTTTACAAATCCAGATGGAGTTAGTATTTCATATTTAGTATTAATACTTTCATCTAAGTCTTCTAGCTTTATTGTCTGTATTATTCCAGTCTGTATATTCTTAACTGTAACAGTGCTATCACCATCTAAACATTCCTGACCTGCTAGCCTTTCGCCCAGTAGTACTGTTTGCTCATCTCGCCATGCTTGATCATGTTCTGGGTGCACATCCCATTTAAGTTTTATTGTATTAAAGTCGTTAAGACCAGCTTCGGCATCTACCCACATTTGATGATAAAAGTTTCCAATACCATTCGGAGTACTAACTATTATTATCTTTCCAGACATCGCAGCTTGCTGAGCTGCTGTCCAGATCTCTCTGGAATATTCCGCAAACGCACAATTGTGGCTTATTATTTCATCTGTATAATATTCTCGTTCTTCGCCAACATCCATTAAGTCATATAAATCAATTTGTTCATTTACTTTTGTTATACTATCTACGGTTTGTCCTTCAAGTAATTCTTCATTTTGTTTTAAGTCTTTTGCATATTTGAATCCATCTTTTGTTTTGATTTTATGGTTTGCAGAACAAATAAATTCATTGCCACTTATATCTAGAACATAGTGTTCGTCTTTTATTATTTTTTGAATTCCAGCAAAATCTTTAAAGCCAGTTGGAGTTAGTACTTCCCACTCAGAAATATATTTTTTTTCAATTTCGTCTAATACGATAGTCATATTTTCATTTTCCATAGTTGATTTCCATTTTGAATGGTAGGTATCCTTTTTTCTCACTGTATACTTGTGCAGCTAGTGTTTTATTTAGCAATATTCCAGATTCAATTGATTCATAGTACCAAACTGTCGTTCCTTTAATTTCGACTAGCCGGTATTTGTCGTCTTCTTTGATTTTGAAATCTACAAAATAGTAATGCTTCTTTCCATTATCATCATAATAAGGAAGTCTGTCTCCATTCTGTATTTCAATGTTATTTTTAACACAGTCTTCAATAAATGCTAGCTCCATTTTTGATTGGTACTTAATTATTTTTCCGTTTGGCAACTTGTGTTTTCTAAGCCGGTATGATGTTCTACTCTGTGAGCTCATACATTTATCGAAAAAATACTTAGTCTGCATTGGATTTTCTACTCCATATCTTTCTAAATTATTTCTCTTAATCGTATCTTGCACCCACTGCAGTTGTGATACATTTTCAACCTGATATTTTGTTCTTAAAGTCTCTTGACGATTCGCTTTCTGCTTTTCAACGACCCAGTCCAATTGATTAATGTCATCTACCCCATATAATCTTTGCAATATATTTTTATTTTGCACGATATAATATGATCCATATCTTTCTAGATTAGTCTGTTTTGTTTTTTCTTGTATATCTTTATTTTGAGTAGGGAACTCCACTCCATATCTTTCTAAATTTGTTTCTTTAATTTTTTTAGATATAATTTCTGATCCGTGTAGTGTCCCGCCATATCTCTCATTTGAAGTATTTAACTTTTTTTGTTTTACATCTTTATTTTGTGTTGGATATTCTGTTCCATATATCTCTAAGCACGTCATTTTATTTCGCTCTTTGACTACATCAGCCTGAGTATGATGTTCAACTCCATATTTTTCTAAACATGTTTTTTTGCATTTTTCTTTATATTCCTCCGTCGCTGTATTGAATATTCCATTATGATTTTTTAGATTTGTTTCCATAGCTTTCTTTGGATTGACATAATTTTCATCACCATATAGTTCTTTTCTTGTTTTTCTAACTTTATCCATATGGCCGACCATCTGACCTGGGTTTATTACTCCATATTTCTCAAATAATGCTTTTTTCGTATTTTCACTTTTAAGTTTTTTAACTACTTCACTATTAGCTCCACATTTGAAATTACAGTGTCTTCCATAACCATATCTGAATGATATAAATTTCGTTTGTTCCCCACAGCACAGACATTTTCCAGTTGGATTACTATTTCCTTCCATCAAATATAATATATAATATTTTTCTAGTGATTCTATTTCTTTTTTCTTAATATGTTTATTGGCAACATGAGAACTTAAGCTCCTTAGAGATTTTGCTTTCCAATTACATATGTTACAAATCAAATTTTCCATAACTTTTTAATTATATTCATTATCTAATAATTCTCCAATTTTTATTTTTTTAATTTTACCAGTATTTTTATTTCTTACAGTTATTTTAGTATCAAAAAATTGACATTCGTCAAAAATTAGACAACTTAAACTCTCGCTACGCCCGCTGTGCGGCGTACTCGATAACGCTCTCACTGACGACCCGTTACTAAACGATAACGATAATTTATTATCTTCAGTAGTTGTAGCTATTGTTCTCAGCCATCGCGGAAGACTATAATACATATAGCTCACTTTAGTGATCATGTTTTTTGATGTATCCTGGCTTGTTGCTATGATTCTGATTGTTTTATCCGGAAAAAACAAGACCATCCACAAACAATATCCCGCTACCACCGTTGATATTCCAAGCTGCCGTGATTTCAAGATTATATTGTGCTTATATTTCTGCAAATCAGGAATTACTATATTTTCTTGGAAGTCATACAGATTGAATGGTACTTTGCCACGCTCGGGATGCTGGATATAGCAATATTTTTTCATGAAATAAGCTGGATCTGATCTACACTTCCTTATTTCTGATTTTATTATATCTTTTAATGTTATATTTTGATCCATTTTATTTAGATTTCATCGCCA